AACGAGACCATGGTCAACGTTAACAATCTTCATGTACGTTTCAGTAAAGTAAACCGGATCGGCAGAACACTTAATGAACTCTTCTAGTCGTTCTGGAGTCCATTCGATAGGTTCACCGACTCGCTTTAGATTCGGGTTACCGAAATAACCTTTGCTGACGACAATGTCATCAACAGGTGCAGTTAGTCGATATACGCCTTCTTCTAGTTCTTCGTTATTTTGACTCATACTTCTTGTTCTGTTGCTGCTCTAGGAATTGCTGCAGCTCAGCGGTAGAACCGACGAAGAGATTGTTGTTGGTAATACCGGCAACTCCCTTAGAGTGTGTTGCCTGTTTTTCGCCTTTGAGGTCTGCCTTCTTCTTGTGAGCTGCAAGTAGATCGCTGTTAAGATCAGCATTGGCTTTCAATAGAGTCGCAATAACCTCAAATGCACGTGGGTGCTGTGACTGCTTAGCGATCATGAGTAGTTCAGCAATAGCTTCTGAACCCTGCGCGATCAGCTCAGTCAGATTGTCATGCACAAACTGGAAGTCACGATCAAATTGATCAGATGCTTCTTCTTCCTCGCTCTCATAAACGATAATTGCTTTATCGTCTACTGTTTCAGGCACATCCATGCCAAGAGCGCGTTTAATGATGTCGTCAGACATTGTGTGGGTCTGGTCCTTCTAGTATTTCAATGATGTAGCCATAATTATCGTCTTCTTGGATCTGAGTAACAGGAATCGACTCAGACCTTACCGAAGTTGGCTGTCCATTAGCCGTGAGACCAGGTTCGATATGAACTTCTTCAAGGATATCCCTATCGCCAAAGAAGCTTCTAAAGTTGACGTGAATAATACGAATCTGGTTACTGTTGCTATCAATCGGTCCGCCGTATTCACCCTTGAGAGTGAACTTCAGAGTCCAGATGATGCTTCGACGGTCAGGTGCTGGACCATAAGAATTGTTATCAACATCGATACCGTTAAAGATGACTGGAATGTCAACCTTGTAACCAATGTCTGGATTCAGGTTTGCAGTGACCGTATAGCCAGGAGTGAAGTAAGGGAGAATCTGTTCTACGACTCTCCAACCGTCCTCTTCCTCTCTGGCGTAAACTTTTAGCGTAAAGTCGAAGTTGTAAGGCACACCGACAAACTGATGCTTAGTACCATTAGAATCGGTAAAGCACCTACGGTTGAGGGTCTGTAGCTTACGCTCGGCATCGTAGTAAGGAGACACTAGCTCATACGACATTGCAGGAGTGATAGCTGCAGCTGGACGATCTTTGTCTGGATCGCTATTGAGCTGAGCAAGCATCTTATCATGCGACGAGTAGATCAATGGAACCTTAATCGTCTGCTTCTGATTCGTGCCATAAGGACGCTCGATCTTAATGTTGTTAAAGAGCGTACCAAATAGAGCGATGTACTTACGCGTGTATCCGTGATAAAAAGGAGCTCCAAACATTATACTGGTCCTCCGAACGGATTGTTAGGATCAAATTCAATTAATGGAGCAGCATCGGTCTGAATCTCAGAGCTCTGATCGATCCAATCTTCGATCTGATCATCCTCGAGGCCGTCCATCTTAAAGCTAGTATCGATTGCATCGATTTCTGGTACGCCGGTGTTAAACTGCTGACCAGTGTATTCGAGTAGCTCGAGTACTAGGTCGTAGGTCTGTAGCTTACCAAGCTGATAGAAGATAGCCTGGTGCTCTACGTACTTAATCTCGTATACCTTCTTGTCGAGTGGGAAGTAGACTAGGTCGCCTTCTCTTGGTCGATCAAATCCGGTAATGGTTGTAAAGACGCTCTTAGCCACAGTCATGACCATCTCATCACGAATCTCAAAGCCGAGTTCGCGTGACATGAACTTACCATCGCCCTGGAAGCCAAGGTTCGTCTTCAGGTACATTTCAACCGTAAATGCCTGATTGAACTCGTTAACAGTTGCTTCACGGAAGATTTCATCAAAGTCTCTCATGTTCTTCGGCATGTAGTATGTGTTCATACCAAAGATACGAATAGACTCGATGATCATAGACTCGTAAAGGTCTTGCTCATTCGAGGCGTTAAGAAAGTTGAAATATGGATTGATTGCCATTAGCCAATGAAGTCCGTTACTGGAAGACTGTAGCTCGTAATCATTTCAGCTTCTAGCTTAGCGATTTCGTTTTCAGCTTCATCGTAGATTTGCTGACCATTGATGGTGAAACCACCAGGAAGTTCCATTTTACCGTACTTCTTAGTGTTTGCACCCCATTGCCTCTTGAATAGAGCAGTTGCATATCTTAGTAGCCAACGATCTGCCCAAGCATCGTTCCAAGTGTCTGGGTTGATGACTTCGTAAGCTTCAACAATTAGATATTGACCGGTCGTCATACGATCCCAGTCCATATCGATGTAGAGACGATTACGATGGCGGTTATAACGAATTGGCTTCTCACCGACTAGGATTTCTGCAAGCACGTTTAGATGCTGCATCGTCATGTAGTAAGGAACCACATCGTAGCTGGTAAGAGTGTAGAGATCGTTCAGTGCAATCTGGTACTGAACATTAAACATGTTGTTGCTTGAGCTTGAATAGAAACCGATCTGGAAGATACGTACTGCACCAATGATGTTCTCAGGAAGAACGATGAACTTGTTCTCCTTGTCTTCATCGGTAATCTGATGCTTGTAGTAGATCTTGGCACTGCCATCAAAGTGGTAGTCCCAATAGTACCTTAGAGCTTCATCGATACGATCATCCCACTGTTCGTCAGCGCCCTCGATGTTAATGAGCGGCTTGCCCAACTGGCGTAGGCAGTATTCTTTGAACTCTTCTCTACTCGTTGGAACGGCCATCTTCGATCCTTAATCGTTGCTAAAAAACAGATGAGGTACTACCGTTGCAATCAACTTAAGAGAGATAGGATCGGTTGGTCCAAGGGCCTCGATGATCCTGACCGCTTCCTCTTCAGTGATGTTAGTTAGATACCTGCGCTCGTTGCTTGCTACTAGCGTGAACTGTTTCATCGTAAATCCTTTCATTGACATATTTAGGCATTTCCCTATTGACAATTCTAAATAGCTAGGTTATAATGACTATGGTCTTTCAAAGGTGTATTAGTATGCAAGTTGCTATTGTGGATGTGCTAGGGTCTCCCTATGACGGCAGTACTCCATACAAGCGTGGTCTAGGTGGTTCCGAGTCCGCCGTAGTCTATATTGCCAAGGAGTTGGCTAAACTCGGTATTGATGTAGACGTCTATAATGACTGTACTGCGATGGATGCTCGTGCTGGTGTGTACGATGGTGTCCATTATATGCATTACGATTCCATTCCCATCAGATCTAATGCTTACGATGTGGTTATCGCTAGCCGCAGCGTCCGTCCATTCGTACGTAATGAGCTGTTTCTGCATGCCAAGAAGCGAGTAGTATGGCTTCACGACACATTTGTAGAGGGTGATGACGTCCTTGAGTCGTTGGTAGTCAATGGTGCCATCGATGAGATCTGGACTCTATCGGATTGGCACACAACTTACATCAGCCAGTGTACGCATGGCCATCGTCGTATGATGGAAGTGCTAAAGCGTAAGATCTGGCAGACTCGTAACGGTGTCAATCTTTGGAAGGAAGTCAACTTTCAGAAGAAGGATCCTGACCTCTTCGTATTTAACGCTGCAGTCAATAAGGGTCTTCATACTCTTCTGAACGACGTATGGCCTCGTGTACGCGCGCTTAATAATAAGGCGAAGCTAACGGTCATTGGTGGAGCGTATCCTCTTAAGGAAGAGGATGTTCAGCACGACGAGCTTCGTAAGCTTAGGCTTGAACACGATAACAACAACCAAGTAATCTTTACCGGCATCATTCCTCAGAAAGCGGTAGCAGAGCATCTGGCTCTTGCATCGTACACCATCTATCCTCAGACGCTACCTGAGACCTACGGCATCTCGGTAGTCGAATCGCTGGCATACGGAACGCCGGTTATCACTGGTCGCTTTGGTGCTATGGAAGAGACTGCAATCGAAGACGGTTGCTATCTCATGGACTACCCTGTCGATTCTAACGTCCTCTACAC